CCACTTTCGCTGTTCTCTTGCGAGACGTTTCTGGATTGCTGCATCAAGTTCCTCTTGCGAGAATGTCTTGGGCGCAACTTCCGGCGTATCTACAGGTTCTGGGGCCGCCGTGGCCTCCAGTTCCGGCGCGGGCGCTACTTCCGCTTCAATCGCTACTTCTTCGGTCATTTTGAATCCTGAGATTCCCTGGTGAGCCGCGCCAGTACGGTTATCTTACATTATTCGGTTGGGACTGCAACCCAAGAAGTTGTTTCCTCGTCCCACTGATACCGCTCGCCGTCCGTTGGCATTGGTGTTGGCGCATCCCACAAGCAAGTATCTTCGTTCAGCGTCCAGCTTGGGAATGGCTGCGGTGGAATGAAAGCGTCACGTTGGGCGTCGTAGGTGTAACCAATGCCAGCGTAGTTCTTACGCAATGGAGTGTCGCCGTTTTTGTGCATACCGCCGTGTGTGTTGTATGAGGTTTGAATCCACTCACCGGGGGACGAATCCACAAAGGTGTCAAAAAATTCTTTTTCAGCAACAATAACTTGCAATACGTTGCCGTTTAATACTTTTGCAAAATGTGCCATGTTGACTGCTTCTTAAAAATTAAAAAGTAATTGTTCCGGAACCAGTAAACGTAAAAATGTAATTTCCACCAGAACTTGTCTGAGTATATGTCCCTGTGGCTGTGGCTAGTGAATAAGTGGATGCGTAAGAAATAATTACAATACCAGAGCCACCTGCTCCACCTGTATAGTTTAGGTTTGCAGTCACATTAGCGCCAGTCCCGCCACCGCCACCACCCCTGTTAATGGTTCCCGACTTGTCATTGTCTCCAGCGTTATAAGTACCGCCATTACCACCACCACCAGATCCACCAGTTCCAGGCGTGCCTCCGTTATAAGTGCCGCCACCGCCTCCACCCGCGTAGGTTACTGAAGAACCTGAGATTGAAGATGCAGTTCCAGCACCTCCATTTCCACCTGCTGTAGTTGTTCCATTGCTACCGATAGCGCCAGCACCACCACCACCACCAGAGCCATAATTTGGCGCATTATTACTTGAATTTCCGCCAGTATTTCCTTGACCGCCAGTACCTGATGCCCCAACTCCTTGACCAGGACCATCTCCAGAGCCGCCGCCGCCTGATCCGCCGCTTGCAGCGGAGTTGTATCCAGACCCCCCACCGCCGCCAATTGATGTAACAGATGAAAAAACAGAATTTGAGCCATTAAACCCAGCAGAGCCTGATGGAAATGTGCGCCCCGCACCACCTGCGCCAACAGTTACCGTCAATGCTACGCCAGCACTAACTGCTAAGGTGTTCGTTTGAAAACCCCCAGCACCACCACCTCCACCACCCGCTCCACCCGTTCCGTTTGAAGATCCACCACCACCACCACCAGCAACAACAAGATATTGAACGGTTGGTGGTGCAGTTGGTGTAGATGATGCCCAACTCATTACGCCGCCAGTGGTACAACTTAAAACCTGCCCTGAAGCCGTAGGCAAAGCCGTTGGCAGCGTATAACTCTGCGTCCCCGCCACCGCTGGCGCAGTCATCGTCACCGTGCCGCTGGTTGAACCTCTGTGAACAGTTGAGGTAAAACGGCCTGAGTTTGGAGATGTTCCTCCAATCGGCCCATCAAACGCCCCAGAAAAACTTGATGACGTAAGAATGTTTCCGTCAAATGTCAGATTGGCAGATCCACCAAAAGCGCCAGAGTTATTAAATTGAACCTGAGTATTGCTGCCGCCAGGAGATCCACCACCAGATACCGTACCCCAAGACGAATTTGTTCCGTCTGTTGTCAGATATTTGCCTGAGTTGCCTGACTGAGACGGAGCTAAAGCGTTGAACGCTGAAATTGCCGACGTTTGCCCCGTACCACCGCTACCAATTACAAGCGTTGAAGACAATCCAGCAGCAGTCCCGGTTGTGTTCTGGTTTAGCGTTGGAATGTCAGCGGAAACAAGTGCGCGGAAACTTGGAACGCCAGACGTACCGTTTGGCGCTGCTAGAACTTGGTTGGCCGTTTTGCTTGCATATGGATTGAGCGTGTCACCATATCCAGCATTCAGGCTTATTGTTGGTGTTGCCCCGCCACTAGATGCAACGGGAGAAGTTGCGCCAACACTAGTAACCGTACCAGTCCCACCCGCGTAAGCAAGCGAGTTCCAAGCGGTTGTACCATCACCAAACTTTTGTTTTCTGGTGTCGGTTTCAATACCAACCTCACCAGCGGCAAGCGTTGGATTGGCACTAGTCCATTGTGCGGCAGTACCGTTTCTGATCTGAATTTGCACCGGCATTACGGTGTCCCCCCGTTAATTGGCGATATGGCAGCATAACTAGACGATGGTGTGCCGCCATCAAGATTTGGACTTCCACCGCCGCTGGCCGCAGCCCATGACAAAACACCTGCCCCATCAGTTTGCAAATAATAACTGGCAATAGGAGCCGAAGGCCAAGTATACGTTGTGCTACCGGCAGTTGCTGGGGCAGCAAGACCAACATACCCAGATGTTGACCCTTGGATGCGGATTGGTTTGTACGACTGAAGCGCGGTAGCGTTTGACGCAAGAACACCGCTGCCGTTAATCTGAAAGTTATACTGATTAGATGTTCTATCGTAAGACAGAAAATCGTTAGAATCAAAAGATATTACTGGGTTTGAAGACGATAATGTTAAATAGTAGTTGGTATCAACCGTGTACTGCGTCGCCGTGATTGTACCGGCAGCAAAGTTTCCGCTACCGTCTCGTTGAACAAGATAGTTGGCGGTGTTTGCGTCAGAGGCATTTACACCAATAACAGGCGCAGATGATGTTCCAGTATCTTTAACTGGAGAAGTGACGCCTACGCTGTTTACGCCCCCAGGCGCGGTATCCCAAACCGCTGTTGCGCCAGTTGATTTGAGGAACAGCCCCGCTGTACCAATAGCCAAACGAGTAGCAGCGTTAGTCCCGCTACCAACAATAAGATCGCCCGTGCTAGTGATAGGCGATAAAGCGTTGAACCCAGCAGAAGCGTTGTTCTGACCCGTGCCCCCGTTGGCAATCGCAACCAGTCCAGTCACGTTTGCGGCAGTTCCGGTCGTATTCTGGTTTAGCGTTGGTACGTCTGTTGCCTGAATCGTGGACATCAGCACGTTTGTGCCGTTGCCACGCAGGTACGATCCAGACGTTACCGCTCCGGCCAACGCGTTGATCGCGGCCTGTTGCGAGCTTGCGCCCGTACCACCGTAGGTAATCCCGACCGTTCCAGACGTAATCTGCGAACCAGCAATTGCGATGTTGGCGTTAGCCGCTGCCGTTAGCTGACCTTGAGCGTTAACCGAGAACGTAGGAACCTGCGAGCCGCTACCGTACCCACCAGCCGTCACCGCCGTGTTGGTAATGCTGAACTGGTTAGTGGACAGCGACAGGCCGGTTCCGTTCGTATAAACGGTAGAACCAGACGCAAACTGCGTAAACACCAAGCTCGTCGTGCCGACCGTGATTGGCAGTGGGGTGGTCTGCACCCAAGATGTGTTGGTGTTGACCGTCCCGGCAGTAATCAGAAAGTAGTTGCCAGAATTGATCTGGTTGTAACCGCTGCCCGACGTATTCATGTCGGTTGCACGAGTTAGCACAAATGGGGTAGACCCATTGCCAACCGTAGTTACAGTATAAACTCCGTTTTGTAACGCAGATGCTTGATTCTTAACAAGAATTCGGTTGCCAACGCTAGGCGTAACCGAGTCGACCGACAACGCACCGTTAGCCGATGCGGTCAGCGTAGCGCCAACACCGCTTGATCCGTTGCTATACGTTACCGTTGGCAAAGCAGCGGTTGTTGCAAGATTACAAGCCTCATGGAACGTCAAGCCAGCAGCAATTGAATCAACGTATGTCTTGTTGACAAGATCGTTGGCGCTAGTTGGTGCGGTTGTAATCTGACCGCTGGTGGTCGTAAACGTCGTAAAAGCACCCGTAGATCGCGTTGTAGCGCCCACAGATGTATTGTTGATCGTGCCGCCAGTAAATGTACCGCCTGTTACTGTCTTGCCCGTAAAAGTCAACGCAGACGGCAACGAAATTGTGACCGCTGACGATCCAGTTGCGGTAACTTCGTTTGCAGTACCAGATATGGTAGTGACCGGCGCAGATCCACTAGTTACAGCGGTCAATCGACCGTAAGCATCAACCGTAAAGCCTGGGTTGGTGTAAGTGCCAGGAGTTACCGTAGTAATTGTTGCAAGGCTGATCGTGCCGCTGGTGGTAATTGGACCACCAACCAGACCTGCACCCGTGTTGACGGTAGTGACCGTACCCGAACCACCGCCCCCAATAGCACTTACCGCAACCTTCTTGGTTACTCCGCTCTGGACAATTGGAACGACTTCGGTTCCCGCAAGCGGGGTAGTCGCTGACGGTAGTGCCGTAATCGTTGTATTTGCCATGCTTTACTCAAAGAAAACCGTTGCTGCAACGGTCCCACTAATCACAATGTACAGACCAGAGCTAAAGAAAACACCGCCCTCATCGCCGGTAAAAACGTAGCTAGTACCTGCGGTGGGTGTAAACACACCAAGAATCGTATCAGTTGTGGTAGTTGCCGCGCTGTTGTACACCGTAATCGTTGGCGTTGAACTGGCCGCAGACACAAAGATGCCCTTGAGCTTACCCGCCATTGGTTTGACGTTGGCCGTCGCAGTTAGATACTTATAAGTCGAAGCCATAATTACCTCACGCCAAAAAGCGCAGTTTGTAGAGGGTTCTCAGATAAATTTCGATGATGTTGTCGATCAATTGCTGCAAAGACATATCCGTCTTGCCCACAACCTCGTACCGACAAGCCTCAATTTCCTTCAGTTGCTCTTCCAAGAATTCCACGATATTAGTCGTTTTCTTGGCCGTCATCAACGTAATTGGCCCAATCAGACCGTGCCGACCCTGGTAGGTTTCGGCAAAATCATCTGCCGCTTCAATAATCAACTCGTAGAACTTCTGCAACGCCTTGTGCTTACTGTAACTTCTGGTGTTCAGATGTACGCTATGGGCTACATCACGCCCCAAGAATAACATCCCCATAAAATCGGCGGCTTTCATAGTTGCATACCTTCGGGTGTCATATCCATCGCCGCAGGTTCTTCACGCATTTCGGGCATCAGCATACTCTGTGATTCCATCGCCGCAGCGACTACGCCCATCGCAATATCTTGGATCTGCTCTTCGGTCATACCCGACTGGACGGCGCTAATACGTTGCGTCTCGGCTTGGTACGCCTTAATCTGCGCCTCAAAGTCCTTGCGCTCCATGTCCTGCGCTTCCATCGACTTGCCGACATTCTGCAACATCTGGTGCAACTGATCCAGTTCTGCCGCCATTGCTTGCATCTGCTGGTTGGCAGCTTGCAGAGCCGGATTGTCCTCGGCATCACCCATGAGCTTGGGGTCAATTGTCTTGGCAAACCGCTTTGCCATTTCCTGCGCCCCAGGCCAGTCCATGTTCTTAACAAACAAGTCGCCCGCGACTGCCCACAGTTGTGGGTTACCCTGCAACAGTTGCGCCATTGCCTCAAGTGCCTCTTGGCGCTTGGTGGCGTAGCCCGGACCAGTTGCAACCACTACGTCGTACTTACCAACAGCCGGATTGTAGATCTTGTCAATCACAATCCCGTCTTGATTCTGGATTTTACGCACCGGCTCGGCTTGCATCGGGTCAATCTTGACCATCTTCGTCTCGCCATCAATCCCGATAATACGGGCGATGCGCTGCGTGTCGTAAATCTTGGGGATTAGGTCAACCAACTGCCTACCAACGTACCGTACAGCCCGTGCTAGGTTGTCTTGGTAGTGGTAAGTACCTACATCGCCCTCACGCTGGCGAGCCAAGATAGCCCTACCAGAGCGCTCGTTAGATGTCATGCCCAACGAGGCGTTGTACTGCCCAGTTGAAGACTTAATGTCTTCCGATGCACCAACTTTAGCTTGCAACAGGCCAGATGACGCCATTGGCGGCTGCGCCCGTTGGGGCAGCGGCAATATTGCGCCTTGACCGTCCGTTACGTCTGGGTTGACCTCCAAATAAGGCCAATTATTCGTGTTAGCAGTCTTCCATTGGGTCTCGTACCCCTCAAACTGCCCGCCATAACCAATAAACGGGGCCTTTGGAGCCAGCGCCAGCATCTCTGCCTCTTGGCTAGTCCAGTAGTTGTACATCCGTTGGGCATCTTTTGCGTTACGCACCAGCCCACTGATGTAAATGCGGCCCTCAACCTCGTATTCGTTGCCAATTACCCGCACAACAGGGATACAACTACCGGCCCATTCCTGCTTTTCAAGGATTTCGTAGCCGTTTATCTTTGTCCAGCAAATCTTCTTGCGATCCGCTTGGCGTGACTTCTTTGGTTTACCGTAAACCGCCCGCAACTCTTTGTCTTCGGGCGTTCCTTGGAACGCAGTCACGTTGCCGGGGTACAAATTCAACGTCTGCTTGTCGTATTCGCAGTAAAAATACTCAGCAATACGGATCGTATCCGTATTTAACCACTGACTTAGGTTCTGATCCCCTACACCTAGCGTCTCAAGCGTAGAGAGTGGTGATGCGTTAGGGAAAAGCCGTGCGTATTCGGCTTTAGACAAGTCCTCCGTTACAAAACACCACTCAGCATCGCTGCCGCACGGGTCCTGAATCAGCGGGTCCATGTAGACGCTGAAACTATTGCGGACGCGGGCGATCTTAATGTCTTGGTCAAACGTATTGTCGTCGCAATACTCTGTCAGAACCCGAATATAACCCTCGCCGTAGGCAACTTGGTTCTCGCAAGCCGTGTCGTAGGCCACATCGGCGTCCGAGATGTACTCAATATGCCGGATCATGCCGTTAAAAATCTCGGCAACCTCAACGTCAGCGTTGTCATCTACAGGGATGACCTTAACACTAGGCCGATTCTGGCGCTGATCGTTGGTAATCTGGTGAACGTGCTGCGGCAGCTTATTTATAGTCAAGCATGGCCGCGCATTGATCGTCTGACCCTGCACCGCACCACGGGTCGCCAGCACATCTGCGGGCCATTGCCACTGGTTATCGGGCGAGCCAGCGTAGAAACGCAGGTCGTCTAGCTCGTCTTCGCGTGATTCCGAGTATGCCGAAATAGCCATTGACAGGCGATCTCGTGCTGTTGACAAGACATCCGAGTCGCTCTTAAGTGGTTTGCCACCCAGTGCGACGTTGCCAACAGCGTTAATCCCGGTGTAATCAGCCATTACTTTTTTTTGGCAGTCTTTGCAGACTCTTTGAAGGCTTTAGCTGTGGGCGCGCCCGGTTTACCAACAGCGCGCATTTTCTCGCCAGAGCCTTCAGCAATTCTTTCACGTTTTGCATGAATATTGGCATATAAGCCGGGTTTTTTCATTTATGCACCCATCCAAGATCCAGACATTGATTCACGATTCATCGTAATAGTACGGGGCCGTTCGACGTACTCACGGTGCGCTACAGGATAGGCAAAGGTCACCGCCAGCGCGTCTGCTGCGTCGGGGGATGCCAACCCTCTAGACTTCATCTCTTTCTTGCCTTCCAGAAAGATCGTACCCGCTGAGTTGGGCTTTTTCATTGGCCCAACCAGATCATCCTTGAGCATCTTGTCTTGCGGGATGCTGGCGGTCTTTAACCACTCGCGCATCGCGCCCCACATCTCAGCCCGCTTGTTGCCCCACATTACGGGGTTCTTGGCTTTCCAACCAAAGTTCACCCCTCGCACCTTATACCGTTGCTCTGTTAGCCTGTCAAGTATACCGTAGCCCAAGCCGCCTTCGTCTATTACAGTCAGCGTCGGTTTGTATTCATCAATCGCGTCAATCACACGACCGACAATTGACATCGTATCCTCACCCTTGTACCGCTTGATCGCCACGATGTCACGCCCGCGCCTGACGACAATGACAGTTGAGTCCAGACCGCCGCGCGCAGGGTCGACCCCTATTACTATAGGCGCGGTCTCGTCCTTGTACTTAGGCCGCTTAAATGCGTCCTCGACAATCATCGGCGAGATGAACTGATCCTCACCCGCGCTCGGGAAGTCGCCGTACACCTCAACGCGCGCCTGGATCGAATCCTCGCCGTACTCCGCGATGATCTGCTCGTAGACTTGTTTGTCCGTCCCCTCAACCGTGCGCGCATCTATCTGGCGCGTCTGCCAAAAGTCACGCTTACTATTAAACGTCTCAAAGAAGTACCCGCTGTTGCGTCGTGGGTTGCTAAACGCAAACCAGTAGCGGTCCAGAATGTTTTCTGTAAAGAATCCAGCCCCCACCGCCCAAATCGCGTCAGCGATACCAGACGCCTCGTCAAAGATCAGCATCATTCCGTCGTGGTTATGTACACCAGCGTAAGCGTCTGGGTTTTCTTCTGACCAGAGCTTGCCTTCCGCTGCCCAGTAACGCGTACCCTTCTTCAAATCCCGCTCGACCAGTTCGGTCAGCCATTGCGCCGGTACGATCTTAGTCGCACTGACCTCCCACCAATGGGAGTTGATAATCATCGCTTGCCACTTGGTCAGTTCGCCCCAAGTGACGGAGCGCAACTGCGCCTCGCTGTTGGCACTCACAATAACCGTCGAGCCGATCCGCGTGGACAACATCCACAAGATCAGCCAGCTAACTAACGCAGACTTACCAATACCCCGTCCGCTGGACACCGCTTCGCGTAGCGTGTCCATGTTGACCTTACCCTCGTTGACTTTGATGTGCTTGGTAATGTCACGCAGTATCTCGCGCTGCCACTTGCGCGGCCCGCTAAACTTAGCTAACGGTGTGTTGGGTTGACCCCAAGGAAACGCGAACAGTACAAACGCTTCAGGATCGTTCGCTATTGCGGGTGACCACAACCGCGTCATCAACGTCTGCTCTTCGGCTGATGTATAG